GCTGGGTCCATGTTAGCCGGGAAGAGTTGGTCAAATGTAATGTTTGGCACCTTTGTCGCTACTCTCGTTGATACCGGCTCATTAAACCTCAAAGTCGGCGACACTTTAGGAATGGCGAATGTCGCGTCAACGACTTTGTTCTTACCCGGCATTAGACCGGACTCCGTCTTTTCTTCCGATAGTCACGATTGAAAGGAGAGGGCGGTGTCTTCGGCTTCGCTGCCGTGATCTTCCCCTTGTGAAGATCATTAGGCATGTACCCACTGAACCTCTTCGCGATTGCTCGAAGATGTTTAAGCTTTGTACGGACAGATTTCTCGATGTTCAATGACTTGGTTTACTGAACCTGACTAAAGGGCCAGGCTCAGAAGGTCGCCTTTCTTCGACCTATCTCTTTCCACTTCCTCCTTCGTCTCGGCGCCCATCCCTGCTTTCTCATCGTTCCGTAGACAAATGCGTTCTTCGCCTGTTCCACAGTCTGGCCTTTCTTCCTGCGGAGTTTCCCACTCCTTACATACTTCTGGGCAACTTTCCGCAGAGCACGTTCCAGTTTAACCGGCATGGCTCTTTCTCCTTTTGTACCTTGCCTTCACCGTATTCCAATATGCCCGACCAGCGACCTTCTTCGCACGTAAAGGAGAAAGACCCTTCGCTTTCTGAGAAGCCACTATTCCCTCAAAAGTCTCCCTCTTCATTATACTACCAGCCTTCCGTTTCCTTCTCCACTTCAAAAGTTTTTCTGATAGACTCATGTTCAGTTCCTCAACTCAAGATAATCAAATGCCATCTTGAAAGTCAAAGGCCGGTGTTGTGGCGAATGTTATTTATTCCCTTCTTATCCTCTTCCTCCATTGAGTAACTCGTTTTAGCGGCCTCGTATTTCCCCTTCCATTCATGTGCCGGACTATCGGTAACATCGCGGATAGTGGCAAGTCCTCCCACAGGGATAAGAAACTCGACATCATCTGCATCCACAACCTTCATGTAATCATCACCAAATTCAATGATCCTTGCAAGGAAAGGATACACTCCGCTGACGCGAAGCGAATACACATTCTTCGGTTTGTACGATGATTTCAGTTTCTCAATGAGTTTCATGCCAACTCCCTTGAACGTTTTTGACGCTCCCTCTTTTCGATGATCCTTCGTAGAATGGTAGGACTCCAGCTTGTTAGTTGCAAGCACCATCCATAGCCAAATGCTTCGGTTCGCCGTTCGTTGAACCAAGCCTTAGCATCTTCGGCGTAGTTATAGTCCCGAGTTTCTTTCCCCTTCACGGAATCTTTCGCCGTCAAATCCATCAACGCTTGATGAATAGTTTGTGCCGCGAGCAACCTATAGTTATCTCGCAACTTTTGCATATTCCCCATGGCTCGCCTCAGTATGGATGAGTCTCAATATAGCTTTTGATCTCGGCCCAGAGTGTCAGTTGCTCGTCATACGTCCTGGTATCAAACAGCCGACCGATTGCGGGAAGTGCGGCACTACCAGAAAGATTTGTGGTATACCCAAGCACAAGAGCATAGAGGATGTGAAAAAGCTCGCTCTTTTTCACGATGATATCATCTTGCGACGGATTTATTGTGCTTGATAGAGGTGCTTGTGATGCCAATGGCATCTCAACTGGCATTGTTTTAACAATCTTCTTCGTCATCTCAGTATCCTCCATTTGGTTTGATAGAGTTGAGTTGCTCTGTTACTGGCCCAGGACCCATTTGAGGCAAAATGGCCTTCAGCCCCTCTTGCTTAAACTTACTCGCTACCATCCGCATATCAGTTGTAGCTTGTTTTGCTTTTTGTTCTTGTTGAGCCATTACCTCCCTTCCAATTTTTAATTCCTCGGAAATTTTGTAGTATTTCCCTTGCCTCCCGAACTGAGGATAGCGTTGACTTAGAACATCATACAACGCCTCAATCGGAAGAATCGGATTCCCGCTAGCGTCTTTGATATTCAGAAGATCGAGGATTAAGGCAAATTCCTGCTCAAACTGCTGCGGGAAATTCGAGTTCGAGCGAACCTGAATATCGAATGCTGGGATAGTGACTTCACGCTCCTCACCATTCTTGCCTTCGATTTTGAATTTGGTGAGGGCTTTAGAAACGTTAATTGCCTTGGGCTGTCCGTCGATGAAATAAAACCTTGGCTCGGTATAGAACTGTTTGTAAATCAGCAGTCGAGTCTCAATCATGTCCTCGACGATATCATTAAGTCTTTGGTTAGCCTCTCCAGTGATAACTACTGTATTCTGCCGACGCAACACCTCAACGAGTTTTCCCGATGCCCTCGCACTTGGTATCTGCCCATAGGAAACCTCCGACACGCCCTGTTGTTTCTTGGCATTCTCTTTAAGGAGATTAAAGAGTAGAATGTTCTCTCTTGGACTTTGGCCTTGGCGGATACTGACTGACCCCCTTATGAACGCTGGATGTGTTGGATCATTGTCGATGCCGTTCTCTTTCATTAAATCCTTGTTCGCTTCGTCGAGATAGACTTTCGGCATACCGACACTTATGCCCACGTCTGCCGTACGTGACATTAAAGTATCAAGCCCACGATTTGTTTCCCACAGGACTTCCGCCACACCTCGGCCCCATATATGCCCAGGGAGTTTTTCCTGCTCCCATTTGTGCCAAAGTTTTCTCCAATCAAAATGGAAGGGATTGGGTTCATCTCTAATAACGAGACCACCAGCGACGACAATCAATCTTCCGTAAGGATATTTCGGTCGGCTCTTAGGCGGGATATGGTGCTGGATTCTGTCTTCGAGTTTCTTGTAATGCTCCGCAAGATGGATCCCCATGACTTCTCCAATTGCATCTGCTTCCTGTGAAGTCTCAGGGTTCTGTCGCATCGGCTCTACTTGATCTTCAAGCCAGCGAATATGCGCCTCGACATGTCCGATATGATCCTGATCATCAAGAGCATCGACATTCACGCCAGAAGAGATGGCTTGATGTTCAGCGGAAACCTCATCCTGCTTTGCCCTTACCGGAACAAGGGCCGGGTCATCCATCCACACCTCATATCTGTCATAGAATTTAGTGTGGTTGTATGCGTTCATGTTCACATAATCAACATCGTCCTGCATGGAGATGTCTTTGGTAATGTCAAGCCTTGACAGCGCAAGAAGTTCCTCTTTGACATCCGGGTCTTCTTCAAGAATCTGTTGTAAGGTGACCATCGTCGCATGGCAGACATACCAGCATCCTTCGACTTTTGAGAAGCCAAGACAATGAGGCGTAGGGAAAATAGCGGCGTTATCGACTGGAATCTCTCGCGCATACCCATCGGGATTTTCTGTCCTATCGAGAACACTCTTAGCGATTGATGTCCCCTCGGTTAAACCACGATGAACCAACTGAAGAATCATATCACTCCAGTGAGTATAGCCGCGTTCCTGTTCGACAATCTCATTGATGTTGGCTATGTTGGGAAGGATAGTGATGTCATGCCAGTTAGCAGTGATGAATGCTTTCTTGACTCTGATCTGGTTCCCAATTTCATCATCGACGAGTTCCTGTTTCCAACTCTCCTCGGACTCAGCATTCCGATGCCCGAAGACATCCCAGTGCAATCCCTGTTCGAGTTTTCGGCAGTCACGCCAGAAATCCACGGGGTTACTGTACTCATAATCCGTTGTTACCTTGAACTGCCTTCCGAGGAGACTTTTCTCACGCCACTGTCGCGATTCCTCAAACAAGGCACGGACATAATCCGCAACGCTTTCTTCATTGCCCTGTCTTGGAATATCCGAGTCGCCGCCTCCGAAGATGCGAGAATACCAACTTTCGGCGGTGGCTCTCATCCGACGTAGCAAACGATTTGCCATGGTCTACCGCCCCATTACTTTTTAATTACTCCCCATCCAGCTTTCCAACCAAACTTGCCATACACTGTGAGTAAGTCGGCCACATGAATGCCATAAGACACAGTAGTATCTGCCGCAACTGCCGCAGTTGTTTTATAGGTCGCCCAAGCCACGCCTGTCGCAGTTGTCAGACCCGGTACGTTGACGCGCACACTATCACCGTCACCAATCGTGAGAGTCCCGCCAATTAGATCAGTTGACTTTGCATACAGAGATGTATCTGCAAGGTTTGAGATAACATTCTGTTTAGCACCGAGTCGCCATTGATTTGTAAGCAGAGAAGTCGTGTCGGCGTACTCTGTGTATTTACTCGTGTCAGCTAAGTTTGAGATTACTAGTGCGAACTTCGCAGTATCCGACAGAGACGCGCCCTGCCTAAGTGTGAAGCCGTTCAGTAAGCCTGCGATCGTTGCATTGCCGGTGAAATAGCCGGTTGCAATTCTCAGTGTGTCTGTCGCAGTTATGAGAGTCACTGCGCCTGTGTGTGGAGACACATTTCTCGTGAACCATCCGAACTGTCCAGATGTCCCGCGCGGCACAAGTGAGTCAACTCTTGCGGTTTGAGCATAGATGGTGGAATAGTATTGTGCCTGTGCGCTGAGAGAGACGATGAACAGCGCAAGCCCTAGTAGCAAGAACTTTTTCATTTCCTCTTCTCCCTTCTTCCTTAGACCGAAGTCCAGAGTTTGTGGTTCATTCCCCGCGTATGCAGTTCATAGAAGAACTTCTGCATATCGTCATCGAGTGTCTTGATCTCTTTCATAAGTGGTCTCGGAACGGGTCTGCGAATTTCCATGAGCGGCATCTTCAGCGCATCCGCGTAGTGATCTATTTGTTTATCCGCAATGTCTCTTGGATCATTCGGATTGCCTTGAAGTGAAGGAAGTGTCTCGATAATTCCTCGGCATCTATCCATAAAGAGAAGCCTCGGCTCAAGAGAAAGATTCTCCCCAGCTTCATCATACTCATAATGTAAATAATCCCGGATAGCATCCCAACAAGCGATCCTATACTGATATTCCTCGGTTCTCCTTTTAGATACAGGGACGATTCTTGGAGCTATAAGTTCTACTCTTTTGAACTTTTCATTCCAAATATCCTGAATGATTTCCACGGCCGTTCTCTTTGAGCCGACATCCCTTCCTGTCGCGCTCCACATATTTGTATCGCCGATGACCCTTGGCATCAAGATATAATCTTCCGTCTTTCCGCTTCTTGCCCCGCCGCAGATTTTACGGTCGATCATAAACTTAGCACTCATATCGCCATACTCAGTAGCAGTCATCAGCCGTTGCCCCCAGGTCCCAGGTTCATAGGCGCATTCATACTCGACGTAGATATTGCCAATATGATCTTCACAGAGAATCTCAAGGACTTTGTAATTCCCATAGTCCATCCCGCCCAGTCTTTTCCATTCATGCGGGAGTCCCCTGGATGGTATGACGTGAACTAAAGTAGCGAACTCGGTAAAGAATTGTCCGGTGACGATATTCCAATCACCCTCAAAGAGTGCTTTTCTAAGTACCGGATTCTTTTCAGTAGCGAGCTTAGCGATGTATGCTTTGTCGTTTCTATAGCGCGGGTTATCAAAGACAGTAGCGAAGACATTGAGATAGGTTTGCTTATAGGTTACTCCATCTATCACCGTTTCGATGGTATATTTCTTACCCGGCTCGAAGCCATCTATGAACCGTTTTTTTAGCCAGACGTGCCCGATTCCGCCAGGATTTGCATTGGCTCTACAAACTGCTTTAATCTTTGGATCACCTGATCGGTTTTGAAGGAGAAGAAAATTAAAAGAACTTTCTAGAAATTCGTCCAGTTGGTCTATGCAGAGTGATGCAATTTCCCAGCCCTGATATTTTCTCACGTCCTCTTCATGTTCAACGTTATGGAAAGCGAGTCTGGCTCCTGATTCAAAGACGACTCTTGACATATCTCCTTGCCACTGCCACCTAATTGGAGTGCGAGAGAGCCATTCTTTAGTTCGGTCGATAAGTTCGGTGAGTCTCTTATATTCTCTGCGGAAAATCACTCCGAGGAATCTTGAGGAATTGATATATTCAGGGCGGAGATTATGAGCTATAAGAGCATCAGACTTGCCACTATTTCTTGTAGGTATCATTGCTTGGCCTGCCAGGTACAGATGCGAAGGAGAGCTTACGGTAATACATTGTGTAAAAGCATATCCATCACTCACAACATCGACAATTCCTCTACGCATTGGCTCTTCATTTTGAGAAGCAGCCTTAAACTTTGCCAGCTTTCTTTCTAAACGAAACACTGGCATAGTGGGTGTGAAGCGCAAGCGATAGGCCCCTTTAGATGAGGCAGGAAAAGGACTTTTTCTAAGCGGGATAGATTCTACTAAGTTCATCCCTAAAGAAATAATAAGCTCTTGGACTCCATGAAGCAAAAGAGGTTTTGAACTATAAAACTCAGCCTGCCGCTTTTCTTCATCTTCTACGTCGCCGCCAGTATCCATTAAGCCCTGCAAGAGAGCAAGCCGTTGTGGCCCGGAGGCACGTAGATAAAGATCAGGAATAGATTTGCATCGGCAAAGACCGGATTTAATTAAGTCATTTCTAATGCCATGTATATAAGTTCGAGGGGCATGATTCTTAAGAGATGTTCTTCTAAAAGATAATCCTATTTCTCGAAGATAGTTTTCATAATACTCCATGTCTTCTTCGTTTGCCGTCCGTTTAGGATCACCAAGCCATAGGCCCAAAAGATACGGGTCTAAAGGCAGCAGATTCTTAGGAATGCTTGGCAAATTCAAGGGGAGAGTATTGCGGATTGAATAAGTAAAAGTATTTTGAGATGTATAACGATATCCACATTCGGCGATCATATCTCGAGTTCTAACTTTTAGAGATACTCGTTTTGTTGTTCTGCTGTCGGACTTTTTCGGCTGAGACATCCATCTTTCGACTTGCCATTCATGATCGCCGCCAGCTCTTATGATCGAACCATCGGAGAAAATAACTTTGTAGGCATCGTGAAATAAAACTTCGCTTTTAGCTAGGACAATACAAGGAGTACCAGTCTCATCAAAAAGTCTATCGCCAATCTCTAAGTTACCTACTGTTGTCCAGCCAGTAGGTGTTGCTAAAGGTTCAGAAAGTGCCAAATCCCCTTTTCCCCCCTGCACAAGAGCGATGTCGGCATTTGATCGGAGCCAGATAGTAAACGGACCCACGCGGTCCGGTTCATCCGGCATTGCATCCGGTTTCCACACCAACTTTGTTTTTGCTCTAACATCCCAATAACTCTTAAAGTCAAACTTAGGAGCAATGGGTTCCTGCTTAAGTTTCGGCTCCTTAGGTTTCGGCAACCTACGTTTGGCAAGGAAAGTTGGATCATGGAAGATACAGAAGGGCGAGTTTCGTCTGGCAGTTTTCTTACAGCGCAAGCCGTTATTATTTGTTGCCTCGCATTGTCGGAGGAGAAGATTCATCGGGCTTGCATAGTAATTGGAGATGTCGCAAGAGATTCGTTGTTCAGTGTTGTCTTCTCTTCTTCATCGGATTCCATAATTGGAATGCCGATCACTCCAAGTATATTCTCCGTGTCCACTGGTATCATCGTAGAAGGTTTGCCAAAGCGGAACTCTAAGAGGACTCTTGAAGCATCTGTGCAGGGAGGTTTGTCGTAGATAACAGTTTTGTTGTATTTTTTAATGCGAACTTTTATGCCAATCGCCGAGGCGTTCAAACTCTTGGCGATGTCGTTCCAGTCAACGTTTTTATCGAGGATACCTCTAACCTCTTTAGCGAGAGCTTTGTCTCCTATTTGTAGAGACCATTTCCCCCTCCCGCGTTTGATATTAATTCTGCTATTAACTTTGGTTGGCAGCATGGTGTGTTTTCTCCTCAAAAGAAGAAGGCTCTCGTCTTCTCTCCCGTCCGCTCCTTATTAATATACAGTCCTAATAAACCAATGTCAAGTAATGACGTGAACTAGTAGGTGAGGAAGTCCCATTCGTTTGTTTGCGGGTTGAGTATATAAGCTCCAATCAGAGCG